CACATCGTTGCACTAGCTCGGTTAGCCAAACCGATATTTTCCCTTGCTAGGGGGGCCCGCTGGCCTTCACCTCAGCACACGGCGGTGGATGTGCGCCAGGCTCCGGAGACTGTCAGAGGTCAGCCTCACGTAAGAATAAGGTGTCCTACCCATGCCCTTTGGGATTTCCTGGCCGCCGGCAGCAGATCAATGCCCCCTCAACAAAATCCAGGAACGGACTCTCCGCACGTTTGACACGTACGCCGCGACTTGTCTAATTAAGTCTCTGGCTCTCTACCAGTTCATGCATGATGCCAGCCAACATTGGCATCACGGCTTCCAGGACTCCGGGAGGCTGGCCGCGAACCCCTCGTGGTCGCGCAGGCGATTGAAATCCCATGTGTAGTTGACGAAGCGTGCGACTTCATCCATGGTGATTCCCCACCCGAACTCCTTCAGGTACGCCTTCTCCTGGTCCTCGGTCGCCATGGCTTCGGTGATCGCAGCGATCACCTGTTCTGGCAGCATCACCTTGTCTGATGCTCCCGCAACCTTGATCAAGTCTTCGCGCTCGAGTGCCTCTGGGACACCGAGGTCTTGCGCGTAAGACAGGTATTTGCTCGCCAACGTTGGGCAGGTTGGGGCAAATTGGTGGGCGTAGGCGAGTGCCTTCGACGCTGCCACCCTCTTCAGATCGACGTCTTTGTCGTCCTTCGCCGCCGCGACCGCTGCTGCTGAGCAGCTCACGCCACCATTCTTGAGTGCGCGTGGTAAGTCGGGCGAAACCAATTGCGTGGGTCCGCGGTCATCGATGACGATGATGTAGCCGCAGAACTCGGCAAGCCTCTCTTTCACGAAGAGTTTCATATTGAACCCTGCATCCTTGAAGTTCTTCTCGATGAGCTTGAACAGGGTGTCTGATGCCCCAGTGATTGATACGAGGGAGTCGTCTCCCTCGAACGCGAAGCGCGCTCTGACCTTCCGTTTCTCCAGGTCAGTCACCGTGAGCGTGGAGGGATTCACCAGCAGGTACCCGTCCTCGAAGGCACAGGCGCACCACATCACGAAATTGACGACCCAGTTGAAGATCGACGTTCCGCGGTGGCCACTGCGGCGGATGGCCCACAAGTGCTCGAAGTATGACTTCGGCAATTTGATCTCGAGCACGTTGGTCTCGCAGGATGCGAGATGGGCCTTGTGCCAAGCTTCAGGGATCACGTTGCAATGCTTGATCATCAAGTTCGTGATGTGCCGTATGATCGGAAGCTCGGCCTCATTCCTCAATGGCGGCGTGCACGTGGTGTCCCACGCCGAGCCATCTCCCTCCATGACGAGGACCTTGCGCCGTTCGCGAGTCTTCAGCTCGCGGACGTTGTTCGCGACCCGGAGGATCGCATCGCGCTTCGGCGCATGCTTGATGGACCGCCCTTCGTACAAAGCGAACGTGATGTCCTCAATGCACTTGACGACCATGAGAGCCATGACCTGTCCTTCGTCTCCGTCCGCGATTAGCATACGCGGTGGCTTGCCTTCAGCCATTGGTTCAGCCTTGACGGCTGCACTGAACGTGTACTGGGGATCGATTTCACCCAGCAGATTGTGTACTGCGTTCCGAAGGCGTGGCTCTGTCCACTTGGTGGAACAGCTCATGTCCAGGTCGTTCGCGACCAGCCATGCACGCACAGCCTTCTCGCAGTACACAGCGTCGATCTTCGCGCCTGTCGTCTGGCCGTAGAGCATTGTGTTCACGACGCGATGCACGCGCGATCGTAGCTCCTTCGGCATCTTTGGCACGTTCTGCTTCGCGTGCACGCGACCATCGATCGCTGCACGGACATTCGTCGCTGTGTTGGCGTCGATTCTTGCAGGTGCCATTGACGGCATGACGGTTGCCGCGCGGATGACTGGTTCGCCGTTGGATGTCACAACGCGACCGTTCTCTTGTGCGTCGACACGATGGTCGTTGTCATCCCGTCGCGGGGGTTGCGGTGGGGCGGGCCCTTGCGGTGTCTCAGTGCCCGCAGGAGTTGGGCTCCCCTGTGTGCCAGTTTGGTCCGGGTTGGTCGATGCATTCTCCGTCTCGACATAGTCAATCTCAGCATAATTCGCGTCATCGGATCTCCGGGACGCGAACCAACGCTTCAGCCTGATGCCGTACTTCCTGAGACAAGTACCTTCGTCGAACAGAGACGAGTACGAGAGGGAGAACACATAAGGGACCAGGTGGCGCAAGGCCACGTGTTCCTTCGACGAACTCGGCCACAGATCACTGCATGTGCGAATGATCAGTTGTTGAGTTTCAGTGCGCCTTGCTGCGAGATTGCTCCTCGGCAGACCTGGGTCGGAGTTCCGCTGGAGTGCAGAATACTCTTCCGGAGTCAGCTTCAGAGCGCGCACCTTCCACTTGCTGCCCATCACGCCTGACACTTTCATGTAGCACGTGAATTCGTAATAGGTCGACAGCTTCCGCTGGGCGTTCACCCACCAGAGCGTGTCAGCCTCACTGACTGGGCGGCGTACACCATGCTGGATTGGGACCGGGAACATGATGACCCGTAGCTTACCTGGAGAGGTACCGACCCTTGGGATTCTGGGTCGCTTTGGTTTCAAGATCTGCGTGCGCGGTCA